TTTGCGCGCAAACGTTCGGCATTAAGGCGCACGCGCCTTGACTGCCTCTCTCGCCCTGCCGACTGTATCTCCTGCATCTCACCGAAAGTCAGGGGGCGGATAAGTACGTGGCTACCCTCCCCCTGCACCTTCGACGTGTCTACTCTCTTTAGCTGTCGTTTCGCCATATCACGTCACCGTCGATTTGGTCAGGACGGGGCACTCGAACGTGAACGATACCGCGAGCGGGTCGCCACTTCCTGCGTCGGCTGCGGGCTGCGGGGGTGTCAGGAAATAGCCCTGGCCGGTGTACATGAAATCACCACTTGCGCCGCCTGCCGGGCTGTAGCGCAGGTAGACCTTTGTGCCGTTCTCATAGTAGCCCCTGATAGTCTCTATCGGGTCGGTGCCGCCCTCGGTGTAGATGACGTTGACGTCGAGGGTGCGGAGCGAGCGTTTGCCGATGGTATGCACCGGGGTGTCGCCGTCGTGAGTCTGTGCACTGCCGGAAGCTCTGTCGCCGCCGCCCGGAGTGATTGAGTTCGTCCAGCCCGATATGTCGGTCCAGGACGAACCGTCGGACGATATTTCTATAGTGCAATCTTTAGCGCTAATCTGGTCAGTTGTCTGCGCCATCGTCTGTTACCTCCTTCTTTTTGGTGGCGGTTGTCGTGCCGCCCTTTTTCTCTTCTACCACGCCACCCGCAACGAGCTCTTTTATTTTTTTCGTGTCCAGGTGACTCAGGTCTATCTCATCGCCGGGCTGATACGTCCTCCCGTCGACTTTGTGTGTTATGATGATTTTCGCTATGTATACCGTCATGGCACATCCTCCACTTCCAGCACGGCCAGCGTGACGCTCGTAGCCTGGTTAAAATCCAGATACAGGTATCCGCTGTCCGATGGCTGGTTGAAGAATGTCCTGAACGGCCCGATGAACGTATCACCGGACGCGGGGACGGTTACAGTTGGGTCGGTGAATGACAGGCCGTTGTATGTTGGCCCTATCTCTATCGTCACGACGGTGCTATCGGTGTAAGTCGATTTGACGTGCACAATGGTATTACCGTTCAGATTTTGAAACTTCACCCCATCCGTGCTGGCCGAATAGTACGTCGCGGTCAGGCCCGACGTGCTGACCTCCTCCACCGTGAGAGTGGAGCGCGAGTACATCGGCCTTGCACCAGGCGCAGCCTCCACTATGCCCGGCTGCGGTACGGCGTTCAATGCCATAAAGGCAGCTGTTATGATGACTGCTGCTATGGCGGCTGTTAACAATACTCTGCTTATTCTGTGCATGGTGCACCTCCTTAGTTGTCTATTTTCTCTAAAATTTCCAGCGTAATTTCGGCGTAGTGACACAGCACGTCGCCGAACTGCACCGGCTCAAAAACGGTTATTTCGGCGGGACGGGCATCCTCGCCGTACTCGTTGGTGTGGAAGCGTTCTTCGAGCGCCTCCATCACATCCTCGGCTATAGCAATTGCGGTCTTTTCGCTCTCCACGCTATCGTCCACACCAAAGTACCCTCGCACTTTGTACGTATAGGTGCGCTGTAATTTTCGCTGCCGCCCGAACGTGAGATGCTGTGGCACGATACTCTGCACGCCGATAGTCCAGATACGCACCACGTCGCTGCCTGATACGGAGGTCTTGAAAACGTCAAGGAAGGCTGACCAATCGGATACCCACCTCTCGTAGTCGTAGCACAGGCCGATGTCGTCGATGTTCTCCACGACGCTCTTGATTTCTGTCCTGATGTCGGCCTCGCTCATCTCGCCATTGCCTCCACTATCCTGACCGGCAAGTCGTCCCATATCGAGATGACCTTCGGCGTCGCTTTATCCAGGCCGCGCTCGAACATGAATGCGCCCTTTGTGCCGTGACGGGCGATAGAGCGGGCAATCAGGAAAGCCACGCGCCTCGCCTCGTTTGCCGGAGCTATCCGCTTGCGTATCACCCATAGCTCTATGGGGTCAATCGGCGGGAATCTTCCCGGTGCGCGACCCTCTTCTACAGGCAGCCCGTAGGCTATCGGAGTGAATACATAACCGCGCATCTTCTGAAACGCTGCACCGCGCACCTCCGTAGTGATGCTCTGGCGCAAATTGCCCGTAGCACCGACCGGCGTCAACCCGACGACCTGCTCCTCGACGATGGCGACGCTTTCGTACATCGCCGCCTTTGATTCGCGGTCGGCGGTATCTCGCGCCTCCGGAATAAGCCGCACCAACTTATTGATTCCCTCTACACGGACGTTTACCTGCATCTATCTATCCCTGTGAAAAAGATACTGTCTGTTTGATCGCCAGCCCGGACTTGTGTCCCAGTCCACGAATTCGCCACCGGGCTTGACGCCTGTGCCTTTGCCATCCACACTCAGACCCATGTGCTCGCGGTACATGGCGCACAATTCCTTCGCGCGTTTTGCGTGTTCCGATGCGCGCGTCATGTGTTTCACGCTGTCGGCATTGATGACGTTGCGGTCGGACGATTTGCTGAATTTGTTGGCCATCGCCTGGAGCGCGAGGCACGCCGCGAGATTGCAGACCGCGAAAAAGTCGGCGGTGGGCACATCAACTGTTAACATGGCAACGATGAAATCATCGCCATCCACGGCGGTGACCTGGTGCGTGGCGAGCAGCGCATCTGCAGCAGCCTGCCACACGTCACTCGCATCCCGGTACACGTAATCGTTGGCCGTGAACGTGTGCCCGGCTTGCGTCTCCGACGATGTGACCGACGACGCGCTCCACGAATAGGGTACGCTGTATTTGATGCGCATCGTCTCTGTGCTGGCTGGTTCGTGGTTTGGGAGGTATAGATAGCGCGTACCTCCCTGCCAGTATTCATCGTCCCAGTCCTCATTCGAGTCGAGGTACGTCGGGGCCTCGTCGCTGCTGATGTCGGCAGCAGGATACTCGATGCTCCTGATGATGCTCCAGCCCTCTACCCAGGATGTCAGATTGGCAGATATGCCGTAGTATTTTCCGCCGTCGCCTGATACGTCATCCGTTACGTCGTCGGGGCTGTCGTCGCTGTATTGCTCTACGGCAGCCCGGATGAATTTGTAGCGGGCGTACTGTGGAAGGATGTCGTCGTCGGCGTCTATGAGGCTATCAAGCTGGCTCAAAAATACGTTTATGGCTATAGCCACGCCTCTCTCCTATGCCGTCTCGTAGATTGCCGTGATTGAGAAATCAAGCGTACCGGTGCCGCCAACTTCCTCGACCCACACCACCAGGTCACCGGCGGCGGGCTTCGTGGTGCTGCCGACCGGACTCACGCGGTTGGTGTCATTCTGCCAGCTACCGCTATTGGCCTGCGATTGGTTGCCCGCAAAATGGACGAGTGCGCCGGACTCGACGTTCAGGTTGAGACCCTTCGGATTGCCGCCACCCAGGGTGAAGTCGACGACATCGCTGTGGCGGTCGGTGCTGTCGGTGGCATTGGCGACGTGTTCGAGATGAAAAACGTGTATCCAGTCAGCTGAGCCGTCGGTGTCGTCATTTTCCGTGACAACGCCGACCCACACGTCGAACTGTCCGTCGGAGTGCTTTTCGGCGTTCAGGAGCAGCCCCAGCAGGTGTATCTCCGCCGTGCCGCTATGTGGAAAGTTGGTCGTGTCGGACAGATCTACGAGTACATACGGGGTAGAGGCATCCACGGCCTCTACCCCCAGGTTGACGACGTGTGTGTCGTGGTCGCGCGTTGCGATTGTGTACATCTATGCCTCCCCGGCGATTTGTTTAGCCGCCGCGATTATCTCTTTCGCGCGTTTCGCGCCCACGCCGTCTATTGCCCCGGCGAGCGCCTTGACGCTCATATCGGCCACGTCCGCGACGGTATAGATACCTGCCTCGTTCAGTATGGCGACGTCGGCGTCGGCGATGTGCGGAAGGGCAAGGAGCGGGCTGGCATCCTTTTCGGGCGTGTCGGCCTCCTGCGCCTCTTCGTCACCCTGCTCACCTTCGACGGGCGTGGCGACCGTTATCATGCCGTCCAATATGTCGAGTGGCACCTTGTGTTTAGGGCCGGGGCGAACAACGAGCGCGATATGCGCCCCATCGATATGCCCGCGCGGGTCGCGATAGACACACGCCGACATCACGTCGCCGACTTCTATACCGAGGTGCTCGCACGCAAGTTCCAGGTACTCTTCGTCATGAAGTAAGTGTTCTTCGTTCATGGTTATCCTTCTCCTGTTCCCCATACGAATACTGCCAGCGGATCATCCGCACGGCTTCCGGTCTGCGTCAGCGTCACGGTGCAGGCGGTATCGGCGTCCACGTAGTCGGGTTCGGTATCGGGGGTCAACCACGACGGGTCACCGTCGTCGCCTATCTGCGTCGCCGCTATCGCCGCGCCACCTGCCACCTGCAACGTGCTGGTATTCGTGTTGCTGCCGGCAGCCTTCACGCCCAACAGGCGCGACGGTATCGGCAGCTCCATCACCCATGCGCCGGTTGTGGCATTTCCTGTTTGTAGCAGGGTGGTTACGACCACCCTCTCGCCCATGCCTTCGAAGTTGCTTCCGCCCTCGCCGACGGCAAAGAACAGCGTCGCCAGCGGGTCATCTGCCTGCGTTGCTCCCTGCGTCAGCGTCACGGTGTACGCGGTATCGGCGTCTGCGTAATCAGGCGTGGTATCCGGCGTTATCCATTCCGGGTCGCCGCTGTCGCCGATTGCGGTTGCCGAAACGGTTGCGCCGCCCGATACGGCGATGGTGGAGTTGTTGGAATTGCTGCCTGCGGCCTTGATGCCTACCAACTTCGTCGGGAAGGGGAACTCTACCACCCACGCGCCGGTCGTTGCGTTTCCGGTCTGCATGATGGTCACGCCTATGATGCGTTCGCCCGGCCCGCACAGATTTGTACCGCCCTCGCCGATAAGGAAATAGGCGATTGCAAGCGGGTCGTCGGCTTCGGTTGCGCCGCCCGCCTTCACCGCGTCGAGGGTGAAAGTATACGCCGTGTCTGCGTCGGCGTAGTCGGGGTCAGAGTCGGGGGTGAGGTAATTCGGGTCGCCAGAGTCACCGATGTCGGCGGCTGTGATTGTTGCGCCGCCCGATACGGCAAGCTGCGTGTCGTTGACATTGGAGCCCGCGACTTTCACGCCGAGTAACTTGGTCGGGAATGGAAACTCGACTACCCACGCGGCGTCGGCTGCCGTACCGGTCTGGCTCAGGGTTACTGCCATGAGTCTTTCAAGCATATCTATATCCTCCTCAGGGGCAGGTATAGCAGCCTGCCCCTGTCTGTAGGTTCTACTTTATGTATCAGTTATCCGCCGTTGCGATTTGCAGCCAATTGGTTCCATCGAACAGCAGCGTCAGGGTATCGTATTGCCCCAGCGCTACCGCTGCGTTAAGCATCATCGTGCCGGAGTCGGCGATGTTGATTGTCTCTGCGCTCTCATTTACGATGACGAGTATCGCACCCGTGTCTATTCCGGTCGTGGTCACGGTAGGCGTCACCTCACCGGCTGCCGTGATTGGCTGGTACGTCCCGGTGGGAGTGAGCACCCCGCCGTTGGTAACAGTTATCGCCGTCTGCTCAGTGTGGATTGTGAAAAGGCCTATCTCTACGTCCGCGCTGGCGAATGTTACCTCGCCGTCGGTCGTGTTGGCTATCGTCTCTCCATTGGACAGGCGTATGTCGGCGGTGTTGATGTCTGCGGCAGACATGTCCAATCCGTAGTCGATGTCGTCCGTGCCACCGCTGCCGTCACTCTCGATGTACAGGCCCGCGTCGCAGCCCGTGCCGGATGTAGAGGAGTTGCGCAACCTCATGATGTATTCTGTCGTCGGCTCGGTTGCCGACTGTCGGAACAACCGAAAGTCTCCTACCATCAGGGTGTCAGTTATCGCGGCGTTTCCGGTGACGTTGACCTCGAGCGCCTTGCCGGTGCTCACGTTTCCCGCGCCGGTATCGGTCTGGATTGAGATGAGGCCGCCTATGAGGTTAGTAATTGCGCCATCCGGGTTGTCGTTTTTGGCATTGACATCGAATCCCCTGAGAGTGTTACCCGTGGTCGGATTCGTCATGGCATTTGTCACGCGAATTTTCATGCCCGCGTCGTCCAGATCACCCACCAGAGTGTTATCACCGGCCTCGCGTTCGAGCTCGATGTACAGCCCGTAGGTCTTGGCCGACGTGGATATGCCATCGTTGTTCCCGTTGACGTACATGAAGTAGTCATACCCGGTCGTGCCGTCTCGTGCGCCGTTGAGGGTCACATTGGAGTTGAGGGTTGTAATGCCGGTGATTTCGGTAGCACCCGTCACGTCAAGCGTACTGCCAAACGTTCCTGCGCCGTCGGCGTTGAACGTGCTGTCAAAGTCGGCAGCGCCTACAAACGTCTGAGCGCCGCCGTCGGCAACCCGCCACACAACCGAACCGTCGTCCCTGAGTTCCACGATGTCTCCGGTACCCTTCTGGTCAAAGACGACCAGGTCGCCGCTCTCGCTGCCTGTAACATCCAGGCCTGAGAAGTTGGTGATGCCCTGAGAGAACAGGGTGGGAGCAGGTTGCTGTCCCGGCAATGCTGTCAGGGCAACGCCGAACGCGACGAGTGCTATTACGATTGCAACCAGCGGGAGCCAGTTTTTGAGTCTGCTTATCATCTTATCCTCCTTAGCTCACGTTGTTCTTGTGCAGGGGTCTGAAGTCAGACACGGGAGCACAATCGTACGTGGAGCTGAAACGCCACGTCATCAATCGTACCTTGAAACGCATGGTGTCGTTGGTGAACATAGCCCCTCCGGTTTCGCTGTCGGCAGTGAACAGTTCGGGTACGCGGCGTCCTCTCAGGAACACGAGGTGTATTGCCGGGAAGCGCGTCGGGTCACCGGCGAGCGCCCAGTCGTTCGCGTCCGTCCAGTCGGGAACCTTCACGATGTCAAACTGCTGGTAGTAGGGGTTCACGTCGTTGTTCGCAGAGCCGGGCAACATCTCCGAGTTGCGTATCTGGTTGGCGGTGGTTTCCAGGTCTACCGGGACGAGTAGGAAGCGCGGCTCTATCATCAACTTGCGCCCGTTTCCCGATGTCCTGTCGGTCTGTTTCATCATTGCCGTTCGCGCGGCCCCGAATGCCGTGAAACTCAATCCGGTGGTGAGCAGGTTGGCGTGGCCACCGGTGGACGACACTGCGGTGCTGTTGAACAGCGCGCCGGTGTCTGCCAGGACGGGGCCTGTGTTGGAGTTGACGGTAAACACGCCTGCGACCAGGGCCGACAGCGTGTTGTACCAGGAGTTGGCAAGCCGCTGCGGAATGGTTCGGATTACGTTCAGCTTGTCGCTGAGCATCGTCTCCAGCGTGATGCCGACGTACCCGCCCTTTTTCACGAAGCTCGCCGTTTCCTCTTCGTCTTCCCAGTCCAGTTCGTCGTACGCCTGCCCCTCGTCAACGACGCTCAGGGTGTCGATGCCGTACACCCTGACCAATGTAGCCTGGTCAATGGTATCGACTTCCTCTTCGTTGACCAGCTCGGCCCACCATTCGTCGCGCTTGCTGTAGTCGTTTGCAAGCATGACGTTGACGGCGTTCTTCACTATACTCGTCAGGGTGCTGGTAGTTTCGGCCTCGTATGCGCGTGTCCAGGGGTCGCCGCCGCATATCTCGTACAGCCACTCCGAGACGCGACGGGTGCTGTCCATCTTGCGCCCGCCCTTCACCCAGGCGTTGTAGCTCTCCGGTATGCGCTCCGTGACGTAGTGGCTTTCGGCGTGCTCCAGCTGCCTGAATGCGTTGTTACCCATCAGCAGCCTGAGCAGGGCCACCTCCTGCCAGTCGCGCTCCGCCATGCCCATGCTCACGTCGCCGTTTCCGGTTTCGGTCACGCGGCCCGACGGGTCGAGCTTGGCCTGCGCTTCACTCACCCGCTTGATTTCGGCGTCCAGATCCTCTGCCTCGAACACACGCCCGGCAAAGCTGCCGCGCACCAGGTCGCGCATCGGCTGGCTCAGGTTGGATGCATCCAGCTTTTCCTTGAGCAAGTTGGTGCACTCCATCTTTCGCGCCTTCTGCTCCATCTCGTCGAGGCGTTTATTCAGCGCTTCCGCCTCTTTCGCCGCTTTGGACTCTTCCTCCGGTTCGCCTTCCGGCTCCGTGGGTTTTTCCTCTTCCGGCGGCTCTTCTGCTTCGGCCTGCTTCTTTGCGGCGAGGGCTTCCGCAACCGCGCCCGGCAACGCTTCGGTCATGGCCGTTGCGGCT